ATCAAGCGTAACGGTTGCAACAGCAAAAACAATTCTGTTGGCAGCAACTTCCGCAACTACATGGGTTTCAATCACAGGGGCATAAATTGGCTTTAGACAGCGATATTCATAACGCAGATTCTCACCTACACGTCGAGTTTTACGTTTACGATAAAGAGCCGTACAAAGAAAAGCCGTTTGTTAGAATCATAGTACCTGGGGATAAAACGACGATTATTGACCAACCCGTTCGGGACGATCATAAGCAGCGTTTTCCCCGCCAATGGTTGCACTTTCAGATGCAAAACAATAATGCAGAAATTATTGGTGTGCCGCTGAAACAATGGGTACAAGACGATCCTGAAAACTTTAACGATATGCAGATGGCAGAATTGCAAATCTTTAAGTTTCAGACCGTTGAGCAAGTTGCTACCGCTACCGATAACCAATTGCAAAGAATTGGCATGGGTGCGGTGGGCTTGCGAGAGCAGGCTAGGCGTTATTTACAAGTTAAAAACCAATCTTCAAGTCAAACTGAAATTGAAAAAACAAAGCAAGAGCTTGCTGAAATAAAAGAGCAAATGGCGGCTTTGATGGCTCAGTTATCAGAAAAGAAGGTTGGGAGGCCAAAAAAAGAGGACTAAATGTCATCAACGATGCTACAGCTAGTAACCCAAGTCACTAACGAGCTTGGGGTATCAACGCCAACTACTGTGGCATCAAATACCAACCAAGATGTAATTCAAATCTTGGCGTTAATGAACGCTGCCGGTTATGAGTTTTTACGAAAGCATGACTGGCGGCAATTAACGAAACAATACACATTCACCACGGTTTATACCCAAACAACGGGTAACGTGACGCTAGACACTTACACCATTACCGGCATCCCATCGACTGCTGGACTTGATTCAACGTATCAAGTGGTGGGTAACGGCATTTCAAACGCTTGTTACATTGAGTCGGTTGATTCAGCCACACAAGTTACGGTTAATTTACCCTCTACAGGGACATATACAGGGGCTACAATCACTTTTGAAAAGGTCAAGTACGATCTACCCTCAGATTACGAATCAACCGTACCACGCACCCATTGGGACAAATCAAAACATTGGGAAATGCTTGGCCCTGAAAGCGCACAGCAATGGGAGTGGTTGTTGTCTGGCTTTATTTCAACTGGCCCAAGGATTCGTTACCGATTGCTTGGCAAATACTTTCAGATTTGGCCTGGTGTTTCAACTAACGAATTACTCGGTTACGAATATCGGTCAAATGGTTGGGCATTGTCAGATACAGGCGTTGTAAAAACATCATTTACCGCCGATACGGATACCTGTATTTACCCTGATCGCCTAATGGTATTGGCTACCAAGCTCAAGTATTTTGAGGCTAAAGGCTTTGATACCACAGCAATGTATCGAAACTATATTGAAGAATTCGAGATTGTTAGGGCGCAAGATACGTCAGCGGCTAATTTGTCGTTTGCACCACGCCCAGGCACAGTCCTGATTGGCTACGACAACATTCCTGATACTGGCTACGGGACAAACTAATGGCAAGCCGACTTGTTCAAGGTACGGCGGCTCGGGTTCAATCATTACCAGCGCCTATCGGGGGTTGGAACGTGCGGGACTCCATTGCAAACATGGATACGCTAGATGCCGTTCAATTAACCAATTTGTTCCCCACGGTCAATAATGTGGTGTTGCGTGGTGGATACACTAAATACTCCACCGGCATCACGGGTCAAGTTGAAACTTTGATGGGTTATTCAAGCGGTGCAACTGACGAATTGTTTGCAATTGCAGGAACGTCAATTTATGACTGTACTGCCGGCGGTGCAGTTGGCGCAGCGGTAAAGACGGGTTTAAGTAATGCAAGATGGGAATACACCAACGTCACAACGCCTGCCGGCGGTTACTTGTATTTGGTCAATGGCGTAGATGCGCCGTTACTGTATAACGGGTCAACTTGGACAAATCCAACCATTACTGGCGTAACGGCAAGCAGTCTAAGCAATATTGCCATTTTTAAGAACCAAGTTTGGTTTACGCAAAACGCAAGTCTAAAGGCATGGTATTTGCCGACTTTAAGCATTTCAGGCGCAGCTGCCGCAATTGACATGAGTTCGGTTGCCCAACTTGGTGGGTTCTTGGTTGCCGTGGGAACGTGGACGATTGATGCAGGCTACGGCGTAGACGATAACTTAGTCTTTATAACGTCTAATGGCGAGGTTATTGTTTGGGCAGGTACTGATCCCTCAGACGCTACAAAATGGGCGCTAGTGGGCGTTTGGAGGGTTGGTAAGCCCGTTGGCAAGCGATGCCTACTAAAGTACGGCGGCGATATGCTGATGCTGACTTACAACGGTCTGTATCCACTTGCCGCAAGCCTGCAATCATCTAGACTTGACCCCCGTGTTGCTTTATCTGACAAAATTCAAGGCGCATTTACTGCTGCAACGCAAGCGTATGGCGGTAATTTTGGGTGGGACATTATGTTTGACCCACAACACAACGCTTTAACTGTAAATGTGCCAGTCGCTGAAGGTCAACAACAGCAATATGTGATGAATAACATCACTAAAGCCTGGTGCAACTTCACGGGCCAGTATGCTAATTGTTGGGCAATCTTTGACAACGAGCCGTACTGGGGTGGCAATGGATTTGTTGCCCATGCTTGGGATGACAATTACGCTGATGACACAAGCGACATTAACGGCTATGCGTTGCAAGCGTTTAATTACTTTGATGCTCGTGGATACAAAAAGTATTTCACTAGAGCAAGACCGTCAATTTTTACAAACGGCACACCGTCAATATTCATTGGATTAAACATGGATTTTGATTTGGCAGACACAACTGCGGCGCTAAGTTTTAGCCCACAAGTATCTGCCAAATGGGACGTTGCGCTGTGGGATGTTGGTTATTGGGCTACAGATACAGTTATCACAAACAACTGGCAAGGCGTAACTGGCATTGGCTATTGCGCTGCAACACAATTTAAAACGGCCTCTCAAGGAACGACAATTCTATGGGCATCAACGGACATTGTTTATCAACAAGGTTGGGGTGGCATATAACCCAAGGCGCTGAGATAGGTCATTGGGTTGCAGAACGAGTACAAGGTAAGTATTTTGCAGACGGGTCGCAAGCAATTGGATTAGAGCGTGACGGTCAGATTATTGCAGGCGTGATTTACGAGAATTGGAACAAAGCCTCGATTGTGTGCCACATAGCTATTGAGGGACGTATTACAAAAGGGTATTTAAAAGCGATATTTAGCTACCCTTTTGAGTTTTGTAAGGTAAAAAAGATTATTGTTCCGGTGAGCAGTACCCATGCAAAGAGCCTAAAATTAGTTACCAAGATGGGTTTTGTTGAAGAAGCAAGGGTAAAAGATGCAGCACCGGATGGCGATATTATATTTTTGACATTGGCACGGGAAAAGTGCCGGTTTCTAGGGGTAGAAAATGGGTAAGTCAGCATCAGCACCGCCAACACCAGATTATGTTGGCGCAGCCAAGCAACAGGGTATTGATAACCTAACGGCGGCTAGGCAGTCAAATATTATGTCAAACCCAAATATGTACACGCCATTTGGGAATCAAACTGTCACTTATTCAAATCCAACATTTGACCAATCATCATATGAAACAGCGTTGGCTAAATACAACGCAGATAAAATTGATCCAAATTCTTATTATCGGTCAGGCGAAGGTGGTCAAACAAGTTTTGACCAAGCTGGTTTTGATCTAGCCAATGCACGTCGAGGTGCAGCGCCAACCCGTGAAGGGTTTATGACTGGCGGTGGAATCCCAACAGTTACCCAAACGCTTACCCCACAAGCGCAGCAAACGTTAGATTCTCAAATGCGTGTGCAAACCGCATTGGCTAATCTTGGTCAAACCGGCATTTCAAACGCAAATGCTGCACTTTCTACTCCTTACAATCCTAACGCATCTGCCGTTACGGGATATAACCCCGTAGCGGTATCTAATGTAGAAACTGGTTTAACAGCGGATAAATATGGTCTAGCCCGTGCAAAAACGGAAGCTAATAGTTATGGACTAGCAAGTGGTGATGTTGCTGCAAATACTTACGGATTGGCTAGAGGTGAAGTGCCGTTGCAATACGGTTTAGACACAAGAAACTTAACGCAAATGCCAACCAACGCAGGCATTAACGCACAACAAGCTATTTTGTCTAGGCTTGATCCTACAATCCAGGCAGGCGATGTGTCTTTTAGACAAACATTGGCAAACCAAGGTTTAGCGCCTGGCACAGCTGCCTACGACGCTGCGTTTAGAAACCGTGAAATGAGCAAGAATGACTTGTATAACCAAGCGGCGTTACAAGGCATTAACCTTGATATGTTGGCACGCCAGCAAGGGTTAAACGAGTTAAACACACTTGGCACGTTTGGCAATCAAGCTCAGTTAGCAGGCGCAGGACTGTATAACCAAGCGGTCAGTCAAAACTTTGGTCAAGGAATTACTGCAAATCAGTTGAAAAACCAAGCTATTGCACAAAACTTTGGGCAAGGGGTTACTGCCGATCAGTTGTACAACTCAGCAGTTGGTCAAAACTTCAACCAAGCATTGTCAGCGCAACAAGCCAACAATGCCGCACAAAATCAACAGTTTCAACAAAATTTGGGCAATTCGCAATTTGGCATGGCGTTGCGTCAACAGCCTATCAACGAAGTTATTGGATTGATGGGCGGCTCACAAATTCAATTGCCGCAATTCCAAGGTTATCAGGGTACACAAGTTGCACCAGCGCCTACCTTTGCGGGTTTACAAGCGCAGGGTCAGGCTGATATGTCTAGGTATGGTATTCAGCAAGCGGGTAATAACGCAACAACGCAGGGATTATTTAGCGCATTAGGCACAGCTGCAATGTTTGCACCTAAATTCTCTGATAGGCGTTTAAAATCAAATATCGTTCAAGTTGGTACTCACTCACTTGGAATTGGCATTTATGAGTACGACATTTTTGGTAAACGTGAACTTGGCGTGATGGCAGATGAAGTTGCTACAGTAATGCCAAATGCAATTGTGCCGCATGAAAGCGGTTATATGATGGTTAATTACGGGAAACTATAATGCTAAACCAATACGTTAATCTCACGCCACAACAGAAAATGGCTCAGATGTTGCAACAACAAGCCCAACCAACTCAATTGCAGGGCGAACAACAAATGCCGCAAGCTCAGAACCCGTTTGCAGGCGCACAAAACGCTATGAGTCAGTACGGGCAAATGCAAAAACAGAATCAAATGCAAGATATGCAAGATTACATTGCTCGATTAAAACTTGGGCAAGCGCAAACTGGCGGTATGTTTGATCGTGGTAACGCTGTCGGGCCAGACGTAACCGCAAACAATTACACGGGGTAAGTCATGGATTTAGACTACAACACCAGACTAGCGGCAATTCAGCGTAACGAAAAGTTAGCGCAAATTATGCAGCAGCAAGCGTTTCAGCCAATTGATATTCAAAGCTACCAAGGTATTCAAGCGCCTATTTCTCCTTTGTCGGGACTTGCCAAAGTGTTGCAAGCCTACATGGGCGCACGAGGTACGGGCGATGAAGAACGCATCAAGCTAAACCAAGAGGCTAAAGCAGAAGCGCAACAAATGTTGTCAGGATTGCAAGACAGGCCAGCCTCGCCTGGTCGTGCTGCGGTCATGGGTATGCCTGAAATACAAGCACGGCCTGCATCGTCATTTACCCCAATGGGCGCTGATTTTGAGGACAATCCAAACTTAGCAGTTGCACCGTCGGGCAACGTGGAAACGCCTGCCGTGGCGTTTCAGCCTGCCGTAGCACCACAGGCAGCAATTCCTGCACAACCAGCTATGCAATTAACCAATGAAGAAAAAAATAAAAAATTAGTTGAAATAATGATGGCGCAAAACCCGTATGCCTCGCCAGTTGCTAAGTTGATGTATGAAAGTTTAGAAAAACAAAATACAGGCCCATTAGCTGAATATCGCCTTGCCCAACAGCAGGGTTATAAAGGCACGATGAAAGATTATCAAATTGAACAAGCGCAAGCAAAGCGTTCAATTACTAACGTCAATGTGCCTACGTCTATGGCTCCAATGTACGTTCGTAACCGTGTTACAGGCAAAATGGAATATGTGCAGCCTAATAACCGCGGCACTTTTGATTTATCTAACTACGAGCCTGCACCTACTGAAACAAGTTTTGCTCAAAAATTAAAAGATGCAGGAATTACTCCTGATAATCCACGCTTTAAAGAACTTGCTGAAGCATTAATTAACAAAGAACTGCTTGTTACATCTCAGCCTGGTCAAATTAATACAACTGGTACTACGCCAATACCTGGTTTTGTGCCAAAAGTTAGTGAAGGCGGCTCATTAAATCCATCAAATACTGATAAACAAGGCAATTTAATTGTTACGCCTACGCCTGGCGCAACCAAAACCGCCGCTGATTATGTGGCAACAGTTGCAGGCGCTGAAGCCGGCGGCAAAGTAGCAGGAACTTCACAAGCTCAAGCAACAATTGATTTGCCTAAAGTAATTGATAACGCAGAAACCGCAGTTAAACACGTTCAAGAATTGTTAAGTCACCCTGCTTTTAAATCGTCGGTTGGTATGGGTTTACCATTGGTTAAATATGTACCTGGAACACCGCAAGCTGATTTTCGGTCTAGGATGGATCAAATACAAGGTGGTGCATTCCTTACCGCAATTGATACTTTGAAAGGAACTGGTGCGATTACTGAAGTTGAAGGCACAAAAGCCACAGCAGCTAAGAATCGTATGGCTACGGCAACGTCTGAGAAAGCATTTAACGATGCAGCTAAAGACTTTTTGGACATTATTGAACAAGGTGTTAAGCAAACTTATAGCAGAGCTGGCAAGGCTTATGTGCCGCTGCAAAGAGGGCCTGCACCTAAAACCATCAATTTCGGGGATTTACCTAAATAATGGACGTTACGCTACCTGATGGCACGGTCATTAAAGATGTGCCAGACAACATTACGCAAGCTCAATTAACTGCTAAATTAAAGGCTAATGGCTTAGATACGTCTAAGTACGAGCCGACCATTGGGCAAGAGATTCTTGCGTCACCAGCGGGTCGGTTTATTAGCGGCGCAGGAGAATTTATTGATGCAGGTGCTCAATTGTTGCCAAGAGCAGCGTCTACCGTAGCTTCATTAGGTGGATATGCGCCTAATTCTTTTAGTCGGTTTTACGACAAAGAAGCTGCAAGGATGGATGAAATTGCGGCTACAAAAAAAGCCCAAATGGATGCCGCTAAAGTAGCAACAAACTTTCAAGGTGCAGATATTTCAAGGTTTGTTGGCAACGTAGCAAATTTGCCAAACTTAGCTTTGATGAAACAACTTGCGCCATTAGCTAAAACAATACCTGGCTTATTAGAATCAGGCGCTTACATGGGTTTGACTGGCGGTGCTTTAACCCCAGTTACTGAAAACCTTGATAATTTTGCGGGTCAAAAAGCCATTCAAACAGGCGCTGGTGGCGTATTCGGTGCAGGGCTTGCCCCAATTGGTCAATTGGCTGGTCGTGGTTATCAACTTGCTAAAGCGTTAATTCAACCATTTACAGAATCTGGTCAGAAAGCCATTGTTGGCAGCACGATGCGTGGGCAAATTCGTCCAACAGACGTTGGTGATGTTGTAAATCGGCTAAACAATGCAACTGAATTAGTGCCAGGCTCACAGCCTACGGTTGGTGAGGTTGCTGAAAGCGGTGGCTTATCGACATTGCAACGTCAATCACAAAGCGCATTTCCTGACGTTTTTACACCACGCAAAACTTCTCAAGTGCAAGCTAGGCGAGAGGCAATTTATGAGATTGCTGGCGATGAAGGCAAAAAAGAATTGTTTGGCAAGGCAAGAGAAGATGCCGCAAATACTCTTTACACACAAGCATACAAACAAACCCTTAATGTAAATCGTGACCCTGTAACGGGCAAAATGTTGCCTAAAGCAGATCGTGATGTTGCCAATGCTGAAATGGCAGATTTGTTAGACACGCCAGCCATTCAACAGGCCATGAAAGACGCTGTTGTACTAGCAAAAAATGAACGCATCAATATTAAAGACCCAAAAGGTTCGATTCAAGGTCTTGATTACACTAAACGAGCATTAGACAAGCAAATTGCAACGGCTGAAAGCGATAACGAAAAACGAATTTTGATGGGCGTTAAAGATCGTTTAATGACGTTTTTGCAAAAGCAAAGCCCAAAATATGCTGAAGCGGTTGCAACGTATGCCGAAGGTAGCAAGCCAATTAACCAAATGGAAGTTGGTGAATTTTTAAAGAACAAATTAATTCCCGCCATTGGCGAACAGGGCGGGTTACTGAATGAAGGCGGAGCAGCGTTTACACAAGCATTGAGAAGCGCTGATACTGCAAGAACAGCAACAGGTTTTAAAGGCGCAACGCTTGAAAACGTATTTGCTGACAATCCAGCTCAACTGCAAACATTAAACGCAATTGCTCAAGATATTGCTAGAGGTGACAATCTTCAAAAGTTAGGTTTTAGCGGCGGGTCAAACACCTATCAAAACCTTGCAATGGCAAACTTAGCGCAAAAAACAGGATTGCCTTTTGGTTTAGTAGATATGCCTGTTTTGGGCGCACCGGCTAAATTAATTTACAAAAACGCATCCGAAACAATGCAAAGGCAATTGGCTGAATTGTTAACTGATCCCCAAGCGGCTGCAAAGTTAATTGCTCAAGCAGCACCGTCTGAACGAGGCCGACTTATGGCAGCTGCTCTACGAGGTCAATTAACGCCTGCAATGTTTGGTGCGCCATCAACCGAATTCATGAATCAATAAGAGGTAATCACAATGTCTTTCAACGGCTCTGGGACTTTCGTAATCAACTCAACTGGTCAGCCAGTTGTCACAGGCACAGTCATTTCATCAACAGCGTTTAATGCGCTGACCGCTGATCTTGCGACTGGTTTAACGACTACGTTGACTAAAGACGGTCAAACGACACCGACAGCTAATATTCCGATGGGAACGTTTAAGTTTACAGGATTAGGCGTTGGGTCTGCTGCGACTGATTCAGCAAATATCTCGCAAGTGCAAAGCTCGTTTGGCTCGTTCTTGACGGTATCTGGAACAGATACGATTACAGCAACAATAAGTCCATCGTTAACTGCGTATGCTGTTGGTCAATCGTTTAAATTTCTTCCCGCAGCGACAAATACGGGCGCAGCCACAATTAACATTAGTTCATTGGGTGCAAAATCTATTAAAAAAAATGGGACAACAGCGTTATCAGCGGGTGATTTAGTTTCAGGCTCAATGACACAAATTGTTTATGATGGTACTAATTTTCAACTTGTCGGGGCTAGTGGTTTATCTGCTGGCAAATCAATAGCTTTCTCAATTATCTTTGGACTATAAATCATGGCCGCACCTAATATTGTTAACGTCAGCGCAATTTATGGCAAAGTCGTAACTGCCGATTTAACCTCAACATCTGCAATTTCAGTTTTAAGCAATGCCGCATCTAGTGGCAAAGTGTTTAAAGTTGATTCGCTAGTTGTGGCTAATATTGATACTGCTAATGCTGTAAACATTACGGTTAATCATTATTCTGCTGCGGCTCTTGGTGGCACAGCAACTGCTATTGCCTCAACCATTTCAATTCCTGCAAATTCAACATTAATTGTGATTGATAAAACAACCATGATCTATCTTGAAGAAAATATGTCAATTGGCGCAGTTGCCGGTACAGCAAGCAAATTAAAAGTTGTTTGTTCTTATGAGGACATTTCGTAATGGATAGAGGAAACGGTGGGGTCATTGGCCCTTTGGTGCTTTACCCGTCTAGCGGGATTTGGAGTTTAAAAAACGTCCAACAAAGCAACACTTATTTGGCTACTATTTTTTTACAAGCTGGTGGCGGATCTGGTGGCGGTAATTCAACAGCCAACTCTTATGTTGGCGGTGGTGGTGGTGCGGGTGGACAACTTACAAAAACATCAGTTTTAGTACCAGGTTCAATTTACGCAATTACCATTGGTGCTGGTGGTGCAGGGACAGCGGGGGCGGGAACATCGGGATCAGCTTCTTCATTTGCAACTATAACAACGGTTGGCGGCGGTAAAGGCGGTAGTTTTGACACTCCAGCGGGAACTTCCGGTGGTTCTGGCGGCGGTGGCGCTGGTCGTGCTGTAACTGAAACTAATTTGGGCGGTGCTGGTACAAGCGGGCAAGGTTTTGCTGGCGGGACAGGTCGCTCCGATGCAGCGGTAGCAGCAAATATTGGAGGCGGTGGCGGTGGCGGTGCAAGTGCTGTTGGCGCAAATTCCCCATCATCGGGCGTAGGCGGTGCTGGCGGTGCTGGCAATGCGACTAGCATAACTGGCAGTAGTGTTACTTATGGCGGTGGTGGTGGGGGCGGTGCAGCAGTTACAGCAGGTGCAGGCGGGTCAGGCGGTGGTGGTAATGGTGGTCAAGGCGCAGGTGCAAACGGCAGTAATGCTACGGCAAACACAGGTGGCGGTGGTGGTGGGGGCGCAGCATATTTAGGCGGTTCTAATTCAGGTGGAAATGGTGGTTCTGGCAAAGTAATTATGTCGATTCCAACACAAATTTATACTGGTGTGACTACTGGCTCACCTACTGTAACAACATTTGGAACATTTACAATTTTACAATTTAACTCCTCTGGGACATACACAGCATGAGCAACTTTGCCTATGTACCTAACATTGTTGACGGAATCGGCACAGTCGAACGTGTTTTAGTAATTGAGCAAGATGTAATTGACAGTGGATTATTTGGTATGCCATTAGCTTTTTATCAAACAAGCTACAACACCCGTGGCGGCGTTCATTATGCACCTGACAGCGATACACCTGACGGTGGCGTTGCATTGCGTGGCAACTACGCAGGAATAGGCGATACTTACGATCAAGTCAACGATGTGTTTTACGCACCACAGCCTTATCCATCGTGGACAATTTCAGCACCGACTTGGGAATGGCAAGCACCAGTTCCGTATCCTGCAACTGGTGGCCCATACCAATGGGATGAAGCTACACAAACTTGGGTAGCGGTTGCTTAACTTTATTGCCGTATTGTTTCTTTTGCCATTGATATTGCTTTACAGCGTGTGGCTTATACCGTGGGCAATTTACGTAATGTTTAAGGGTAAATAATGGATTGGCAAAATCTCATCAATATAGGTGCTGGCGCTGGTTTAGGCGTTGTGGGTTGGTTCGCTCGCCAGTTGTGGGATTCTGTCAAAGAATTAAAGTCTGACATTGCAGACTTAAAACTTCATGTGAGCGATGCCTACGTTAAAAAGTCAGAAATGGATACGCTTAAATCAGAAATGGAT